CGCAACGCCCGACAGGAAGATGACCGTGTCGGCGGGGATGGAAGCGGTTTCGAGCTGAACGTGCGCGGCGAAGTCGGAGAGCGTCGGCGGCGGGTTGGCGTTCGTCAGAGCGCGCGCACGGCGCGTTCCCTGAGCGGACGTGTAGCCCGTGCCGGCAGCGGTGCCGAGCTTCCAGCGAGCGTATTCGGCGGCGCCGGCGGTGGCGCCGACCGCGATCTCGGGAACAGTCGTCGTGCCAACGCAGTCGGCAGTCGGAATGAACTCGATGTCGCGAACGATGCCCTTCATGCCCTTCGGGCCGATGATCTTCACCTGGGCCGCAGTCGCACCATATGCCGAAGACGGCATGTAGTAGCGGTTCTTAACGGGAGCGTCGTAAGACATTCCTTTTTTTCTTTCTTCATCATAATCGCTGAGACCCCGGCGCATTGCTGCACCAGGGCCGGCGATTGTTTTCAGGGAGAGCGGATCAACCGTGTTACGCGGCCGAGTCCCACTTGACGATCTTGGAGTCTGCTGCCGTGTCGTGCACGATGCCGAAGCCACCAAGGTAGTACCAGGCAATCGCCTTGGACCGACCGAAGTCGCCAGGGATTTTCGCGCGGATTTCCTCGGGAATCACGACGGCTTCCGTGACCGTGTCGCCGCCCATGTAGAACGCCCACGAGGACTTCGTGTTGTTCCAGCCATCGGCCGTTCCGGTGTACGGATCGAACGTCGTGGTGTCGGCTGCGCCGCCCTTCGGGATGAAGGTCTGCTCAAGGTGACGACAACCTTCGTAGCGTCCGATTTCGCCGTCGAAGATGTGGCCCAGGCCGGTCTCGGTGTACTGCTTGACCGTCTCAAGGCTGTTCTTATACGAGCGATAGGTCGTCGGATGCGAGATGACGAGGTAGTCGCCGCCGGTCCCCGGATACGCGGGGATGTTGCGCTCCTTCATCACGTCGACGATGGCCTTCGTGTGGCCCGTTGCCAGCTCGATGTTGTTGGTCGTCGAGCAAGTTCCGTTGGTGTCGAGCGTGATCGCCGTCGTGGACGTGCCCGAAGTCGGGCCGGCACGCAGCTTCGTCGCGTTGAACTGCGTGAACGCCTCGATGTCGAAATACTTCCGAGCGTCGTCGCGCAGCGTCTTGTCGATGATCTTCGTCACGTCGTGCTTGCCGAGAGCTTCGAGCTTCCCGGTGTACGGCACGGAGTTTCCGGCCTCGTAGACAGTCAGCGACTTCTGCGAGATCGTGAAACCGGACTCGGGCATCGTCTGATTTTCAGCAAGACGACGACCCTGAGTGCCTACGTTTGAATACACGTTCCAAACGAAGCGCTCTCCGCGATTGAGACCCTTTTGTGTGCCGTCTTCCGCGTCGCAAAGCTGGCGGAACTTGGTGAACGGCTGGTTGGTCATGCGGAGGTAGTCAGACAGCTCGTCGCTGTAGAGGTAGCCACCTTCCGATGACACGGCCCAAACTTGACCGACCATGATCTTTTCTTCTTTCTTATTGGGGCGCGTCGGAGCCCTATGCCTGTCCTCTCGCCTTGCGCATCTGCATCACTGCGTTGGAGCGCGCGACGGGGGCCTGACCGTGAACCGGACCAGACTGAGAAGGCGCGGAGGTCCGCGCTGGTTGAGGTTGGAGCTGGCGCTTTGCGTCCTGCCGATGAGACATCGGCGCGGTCGTCGGTCGCGCAGCAGTGGTGCGAGCGCCGGGTCGTGACGGCGGTGCGGGGCGATTGAACTTTTGCCTGACAGCCTGGGCGGCGGCAGCGAGCATCTGGTTGGGTGCGCGCGTCTTCACTCGTCCATCGGCTGCGATATTGGCGTAAGCCTTCATCGCGGTTCGCACGTCGTTGCCGACTACGGCGTCAACGTTTTCGGGCAGGAGCCCTTGACCGACGAGATCCTTCTTCAGCTCTGCGACGAACGCCCTGTTGTAGAGGATGTCCGCGTAGTCTGGATCGGAGACCAGATCGGCATTGGCGGCCTCAAAGTCGTCGCCGGCCTTCTTGATGATGTTGATGACGTTGTTGTGCCGCTTGGAGAACTCTTGCTCCGCCACGACCGAACGAACGCCCTCGGACACCGCCTCGGTAAAAGCCTGCGTCGCCTCTTCGGGATCGCCGAATTGGATCTTTTCGATGAGCTGACGGCGCCGATCATCCGGGTTTGGTTGAGCGGGCGCCGGCTCGTCATCGTCGAGATCCGGTTCATTGTGCTGCGGTTGAGACGCGGGCTGGGTGTCGCCCTCGTCTGGCGCTGCAGCGCGCGCAATCTTCTTGGCCGCCTTCGCCTCGTCCAAGACTTGGCTGGCGGCAACCTGTTTCTGTGCGAGCTTGATGAGCTGCGCATCGCTCATGTCGTCGGCTTCATCGTCCTCGACTTCTGCGAGCTTGATGAGTTCGCCGCGCGACACGACCGGGATGTCGTTGCCCCGCACTTTGAGCGTGAACGAGCGCGGCTGGTTCTGGGGCTGCGCGTCGTGCGCGTCCTGCGCCTCTTGCTCAAGGCGGGCGGCCTCCGCCTCCTGCTGGCGGCGCAGGAAGGGCGGGATGTATTCGCCGGCCTGATTGGTGACGAGATCTTCGAACGGGGCGTCGCCGCCCTCGTCGTTCGTCTCGGCGCGGCGGGCGCGGGCGTTGGCGACGATCTGCTCGCGCTTGGAGAGCTGCGGCGGAGCGTCGTCGTGGTTTACATTTTCCGCCGGCGGGGCGTCTGGCACGCCGGTCGGGTTTCCAAAATCGGGATTCGGGTTGTCATTTGTGACGGACTGCCGAGCGTCAAGGTTCTCGGCGGCGAGCGAAGTCGCGGCTTCTGTGGCCGCGTTGGTATCGACGGTCATGCGTCGTTGATCTCACTGTGCGGGCGGGTGAAAGCCAAAACTTCCTGTTGCTCGTCCGGTGGGAGGAGCGAGAAAGCCTCGGCGGCGCGGGACTGCGCGTTGCGCAGCCAGATCGTGAGGTTGCGGAACCGCCTCACGTCGTTCTGAAGGCCCATGATGACTTCGGGCTTGTGCGGGTCGGCATCGAGGAGCGCGCGGGTGGCGTCGATGGCGGCCGAGCGAGCTGCGGTGAGCTGGGCGATCAGGATCGACTTCGACGGGTCGCGGAGATCCGTGTCGATGTCCATTTCGAGCGAGAGCGCCCGCCCGATGGCGGCGTCGTCCATGTCGTAGGTCATGCGGTTTTCCAGGGTCAGAGGGTGGCGGCGATCTGCAGGATCAGCGCGATGGCTTCCTGCTCGTCGGCCGCGCGGGCCGCTGCGGCGGCTTCGATGGCCGCAACGGCGGCTCCGTGAGCCTCGGCTTCGGCCGCAGCAGCGGCCTGGGCTTCGGCTTCCTTGGCTTCGCGATCCAGGCGGGCCTGCTTCGCGAGCAAGAGGTCTTGGGCGAGGGGGGCAAAAGCCTCCGCCGGGATTTCGGGTTTTGCCACCCTTTGGGGGGCAGGCCGCGCGTCCCAGGCCGCCTCGATGGGATCTCGAGCGCCTTCAACCGCAAGGGTTTGCGGATTGCGAAAATTCGCCTCGTTTTCGGGAGGATTATTCGCAATTTTATGCCGATAGGCGTCGGGCAGGCCGGGCCGCTGGCGGTTGCCGAGCTGGTGGGCCGGCGCCGACAGGCTGGGCTTTTTGGCATTTTTGGCATTTTTGGCACGGGGTGCCGCGCCGCCGCCCTGATTGGCCGCGGCGGGCACGGTGACGGCCATGTCGGCCGTGTCCGAGCTCGTCTCGGTCGCGTCGAGGGTGCCGGTCGCCGCGATCGTTCCCGAGATCGAGGCCGCGTCGGGCGCCTGGTCCTCGGTCGCGGCCAGCGTCCCGGTGAACTCCTCCGTGACCGTCATGGCCGCGGCGTCGTTCTGGGCCGCTTCCGTGGCCGAGAGAGAGCCCGTGGCGGCGATTGTGCCGGTGATCGTACTGGTGTCGGCCTGCGGGTCTTCGGTGGCACTCAGCGTGCCCGTAAACTCTTCGGTGACGGTCGCCGTCGCCGTGTCGTCCATCCCGGTTTCGGTCGCCGCCATCGTGCCGGTGGCCGCGATGGTGCCCGAGATCGAGGCGGTGTCGTCCATCCCGGCTTCGGTCGCGTCGAGCACGCCGGTGGGATCGGTGCCGGGGTCCGAGACATCGCCGGTGATCGCGGCGGTATCGTCGACCGCGCCCTCGGTGGCCGAGAGCGTGCCGGTGAATTCTTCTGCGCCGGTGATCGCGGCGGTGTCGTCCATGCCGCTTTCGGTAGCGGCGAGCGTGCCCGTGAACTCTTCCGAGCCGGTGATCGCGGACGTGTCGGCGTTGGCCGCTTCTGTTGCGGAGAGCGTGCCGGAAAAGTCTTCGTTGCCCGTGATCGACGCGGTGTCGCTGTTGGCGGCCTCGGTCGCGTCGAGCGTGCCGGTCGCTGCGACGGTGCCGGTCATCGCGACCGTGTCGTCCATGCCGCTTTCGGTAGCGGCTAGGGTGCC